GTCGTGCTGCAGCAAAAAATGTGTTACATTAGGTGATGATATGAAAGAAAAGAAAACTAATATAAGATCGTTCCGTTATTCCGATCGGGTTGCTGAGATTTTGGAAGCCAGTGAAGGAAATACGCTGAACGAGAAATTTGAAAATTTAGTACTCTTCTGTTACGATGAACTGCCGGGAGTGAAAAGTGAATTAGATATGTATAAGAGGTGGGTTAAGGAAGAAAAAGAAAAATATAATCAGCTGTCTGGTCTGAATCGTGGTTTTGAAGAGATAATTCGTGATCTTGAGGACGTAAAAGAGAAACTGGATGCAATGGTTGATGAAAATGTGTAACACAAAAATTAGTCCTGGTTTTTTGCTGCAGCTGAAATAATGTGTTACTTTGCTCTTTATATGGAGCAGATCAAGTTAAAGAAAAGGGGCTGGATTATTCCGGCCCCTTTAATGTTATTCTACTTTTTTTAATATTCCTTTTGCTTCCAGTACTGCAATTAAGGTATCTACTTCATCATTTAAATATTGGATATCTTTTCTAACTGCTCTCTCACTGGTTTTCTGGTTAAGATGTAATGAATCAATTTTTAAATCCATGTCATCTAATTGGTTTTTAATTGGTTGGAGCATTACTTTCATTGCATCTAAAATTTCTTTATCAGTC